TATCTGGTGCAACTTGTTGTGCAAGAACTCCAGTTGTTCCAGAAACGCCAAATTCTCCAAGAGTTCCTTTGGCTCCCCTGCCAAATAATCCTGGTACACCAACAGCAGTTAATGCCGCAGCAGGAGCGCCAGCCTCTCCAAACTCATAAGCGCCACGATAACCTGGAATTGATTGAATGTTAACGCCAGTAAGATTTTTTACAGCATTTGCAATCCCTGCGCTAGAAAAAGCATTTGGGTCTTTGCTTCCTTTTAGGTAGTCATACAAGTTTCCCCATCCACCAACAAGACTGACAATTCCTTTAGCTGAACCTTTAAGCAAAGATTCGCCAAACTTTTTGAACTCAGAAACTCCACCTTCTTCTGGGTCAAAAACAGATTGGCTAGAGGTTGTTAATCCTCTGCGTTGCATTTCTGCTTCAACATCTTGTAGACTGCTCATGGTTTTTTGGCTTTCAATTCGTTAAATTGTTTCATCAATTCTTCATTGCTTAATTCTGACAAAGGCTTTGGAGCATTTGCGCCTAAATTAACAATTGGAATTTTTGGAACATATCCTTTAAGACCTTTATTGTCTCTTGCATAGGTTTCCAATCTAGTTGTTTCCTCAACAATTCCTTGATTCTTTTTAACCATAAACTCAATAAGTTGTTTACGGGCTTGTGGGCTGTTTTCCAGTTGAGGAACAAGACTTTGGATAAATTCACGATCTGCATTTGAGAATCCTGATCCAAGTCTACCGCCAAGAGTAGCAAGAATTACATCGCCAGCAGTCTTTTGATAATTTTCAGACTTTGCAAGCACATCTTGATCTTTAGCACTTGTAAGACCAAGTGTATTAAGCAAGTTTGTTGCTCCAACCCTGCCACTTGCAAAAGAGCCGCTAATTAACGCACTTTGGTCAAGTTGATTCAATCTGTTTAATGAATTCAAAGCAGAAATAGCTGAATTTTTTGTTTCCATTGAACTTGCAACGGCTTTTGCATCAAGTTTGCCAAGTTCTTTAATGAATTCATTTTCTCCAGCATCTACTTGAACTTTTGTAGTTGCCGTTGTTCTGTCAACGCCACCAAAATAAGGAACACGCATCTGCTTACCATCTGCACCTTTTTGGTAAATATATTGTTGGTCATTATTTACATCAAGGTAAACAGGCTCTCTGCTTCCCATTGCAACGCCAACTTCTTTTACATTCCCAACTTTTGGCTCTTTTGTAGTTAGTCGCAGTAACTCTGATTTATATTTTTCAACATATTGTGGTGATCCAACAGGAAACTCAGCAGCGGCAATAGCAGCGGCATTTTTCATCTCTGGAGATGTTGCATCTACTTTGCTTGTCAACTCAGTCAATTTATCTTGATATGCTCTATTGAATTCAGGAGAGCCAGGGCGACCAACAGACGATGCAAAAGCCAAAGCATTGCGTTGTTCATTGGTCATCTTCTCAGCAGTTTTCTGCTGAATCGTGGATAAATCAACAGCCGCTTGACGAGCATAGTTAGCCAAGGCAGTAGCTGCCGCTGTGTCACCAGACTGTGCTGCCATCTGTGCGCCTCGCATGATGGACTCAGGGTCATTCATGTCAATCTGTTTTGCCAAGGCATTGCGTTGGCTAATCAGGCGCATCTGAGGGTCTTCAGCACCAAGCATCCCAGCAGCTACATTGCCAAGTTGGTTTGCGCCATAGAAGATAGATGTACGAGCAGATTGCATTGGATCCATCTGCCCAAAAGCAGCCGCCCTCTGTAATGCCGCAGCATCTCTTTGTTGCTGGTACGACTCTGGGGTAATGCCAAACAACCCTTGAACGATATCTGTTGCCATGATTATTCCTTAGCCGTAAACATTGGGTTGTGCAAATGGAACACCTGCTCGTTGCTCATATTGACCTGGGCCACCAGAAATCCAGTTGCCAAGTCCTTGAGCCAACATTGGATTCTGACCAATAGCTTGCAAGGATGTAGCCAAAGGATCAAATTGACCCGCCTGAGCAGTCATTGCCGCACCCATACCACCTCTTTGCAAGAATTGACCAACATTAGCGCCAGCCTGTGCAGACCTACCGCCCAACTGTGCGCCAATATCCAAAGGTGATTGACCTAAAGACTCTATCCCTTGAGTTGCATTCAAATATGCTTGGAATGGAGAAAGTGCGCCAACCTGACCTTGTTGATACTGATTCATCAAGTTAGCACCAGTGCCAAACAATCCAGCACCGAATGCAACTTGCCTCTGTCCTTCAGCCTGTGCGCCAGCAGCCAATTGAGCCTCTTGTTGAGCCAATGCGTTGTAGTATGCCTCCATCTCAGGAGATGCTGCACCCAAACCAGCCGCACCACTTGGACGAGCGCCAGTAGCACCAACAGACAAACCACCACGACCTTGCTGGAACAAAGTGTTTTGTAGTTGAGCCATTTGACGCTCACGGCCTGGAGCAAGCAAGTCCTGCTGTTTAGCCATGTACTGTTGTGCTACCTGTTCAGGAGACTGAGCCAAATACTGTTGACCCAACCCAAACAAGCCTTGTGCGGCTCCTTGAAGTGGTGCAAATTGTTGTTGCGCTTGTTCTGCTTGAGCCAATCCACCAGCACCCATTGCCATCAACCTATCTTGATAGGCTTTTAGCTCTGGTGAGACTGTATAGCCAGCACTTGATAGATTTCCAGATGGATCAAACCCAAACTGAGATGCGCCAAAACGAGTGGTTACTCCAACTGGGCGAAACCTTGCCGCATCAGCAGCAATTCGTGCCGACTCAAGTTGTGCTTGGGCAGAGGTATTTGCCGCACTTTGTGCAGATTTACCTTGCAGATACCCGCCAACTAAACCTGCTCCTCCAACTGCTACTGCTCCCCAAGTCATGGCAATTCTCCTTTAATTTGTTGCGTAGAGGCTATAAACCCCATTTCCTGATAAGTTGAGGCAATAACCTCTTCCTCTATCTTGGAAAGGTTTTCCTCTCCTTGATGTTCGGTCAAATGAACTGTCACCCAAATAGTATCTTCTTCTGCATAAACCGCCCTCTTTAACCCAACTTCAGAAACAAAAATGTGAGGGGCTTCAAAATACTTTTTGCCAAACTCAGTGGCAACAGATACCTTGCCCTTCATAATGAAGTTCAAATGCTGATGCTTGTGAATCTTTCCTATGATGACAGTATCTTTGGGAATGAACATTTCTCTTGCATAAGTACCACATCCATACTTTTCGTCCACAGGAGAAAAATGGTGTGTCAAAGTGCAATCATCTAGCGTTGATTCAATCTCGCCTTTAGATATTTTGTCCATCAATCCTTCTTGCAACACCAATACATTTTGGCGAAACTGAACTTTCTCAGGCGTGTTTTGTCCCTGTTGAACAACAACATCACCTACAACCGCAAGAGAATCAATTATTTCACTCATGTTTACTCGTACAAAATGTTGATGGTTCCAGCGTCAAAGGTGTCTGTTCCATTGGCAGTGGTGATACGAACTCGATCAAGAGCGCCTGACAGCGTTACATCTCCACCAACATATGAAACAGAAGAAGTGCCGTTCTTAAATGTACCGGATACAACCCAGGCATCTGCACCAAGGGTCGTTAGAATGACTGCGCCTGAAGTTGTAGTAGACGCAGACGCTGCGCCTCCCATTGCAAACCCAGATGTATCGCTTCCAGAACCTGGTGTTGACCCGTTTATTGTTCCAAAAGTAGAGATATATCCAGTCGTTTGAACAGAACCAGCGCCAATTTGAAGTCGTAAATTTGCCGTTCCGCTTGTGCTTACGCCACTAAGCATCACAGTAACTCGTTTTACCCAAGATGGAATACTAGTGAAATCAATGCTTGTACCGCTGCTAGATACTTGAGCAGTTGCAGAATTAATTAAACTGGTGCTTATATTTGGCGTTCCAGTAATGGTAGGGCTTGTTAGCGTTTTGTTTGTCAGCGTCTGTGTGTCAGTTGTGCCAACTACAGTTCCAGATGGCGCAGTCTTTGTAGCCCATGTATCAAGATCAGTATCCCAAGCCTGAACATTAGTGCCAATGACCAAGCCAAGATTAGTCCTTGCATTAGCGGCAGTAGATGCACCAGTTCCACCATCAGCAATAGCCAAATCAGTAATGCCTGTAATAGTACCTGCTGAAATATTTGCAGTAGCTATCGTTGCTGTTGTAATTACTACAGTACCTGTAAAGGTAGGGCTTGCTGAATCAGCCTTGGTTGCAATAGCAGTTTGAATATTATTGAACTCTGTATCAATCTCAGTACCTTTAACAATCTTTAATGGATTGCCACTTGTTAAGGCATCTTTGGTTGCAAAGTTCGTGCTCTTGGTGTAATTAGACACAGTTTTCTCCTTAACTCAGTTTGCCATTTTTGGCTTGAATTTCAATCTTTTGGATAGATAACGCAGTACCATTTATGTCTGTTTCATATCCAGTTTGAACAACCTTACCAGTGCCAGATGCAGAAACTGTCAATGTCTGCAATGCAACTCCATCAGAATAGTATGCAATTGTTGTGGCATTTGCGCCATATTCAGAAACCCCATAGTAAGACTCGCCTTGTGATGGAATTAAATCATCAGCAGACAGGTAATTTGTCTTAAAGTCAAATCCCCACTTAAAGGTAACATTTTGATTTGTTCCACCAATAACCACAATGGACAACTTTTTCAAAATAGAAGTTTGGTTTTGATTTCCAAGGTCTGCATGGTTTGTGTAGTACAACATACGATATGAAGATTGATAATCTTGATAGGTGTTATACAGACCCACATACCCATTTTTACCAATGTACAAACTACCATCACGGCGAGACAAAAAAGATGTTGGTGTTATGGAATCCCAAGTTGTTGCCCTTGCCGCACCATTAGGTAAATATGCTTTTGTATCAAAACAAAATACACTGCCTATAGATGGCATAGTCAACAAGTAAAACGCTTCACGCTCAGAATAGACAGACTTAATGTTTGCCAATGTTTCACCAGCAACCGCAGTCATCAAGTCATTGCGAATGTTCTTAGACAAGTCTCTCTCAGGAGAAGACTTCTCTTGAATTGTTCTCATCAACGATCTAACACCAGAGTTAGACAGAAACAACACATCAGTGCTGGTGGTCTGAATGCTATCCCTGGCAATGCAACCAATGCCCTCAACAGTGTCACTCAATTGCATTGAGGCTGGTGTAGTTGCATTTTGATAAATCAGAATCTGACGCTTACCAAAGATGAACAGAAATCCATTGTGTGCAGCAAGTCCTGTAATCTCATCAGAGCCATTCGCCCATACACGATCTACATTTAATGAACCTGATGTGCCCGTTGACCAAACATGACCAGCAATCAAATCAGAGAAAAAGACTGTAGCGTTGTTTGCTGTAGTGTTTGCTACCCACAACCTACCAAAAGCAGAGATTGCAATGTTGGCATCAGGCACAGTGCCTACATAACCTGTCTTTTCTGACACCCTACGAAATGTTGTAGTGCTAACAGCAGGGTCATAAATCAAAGGATTGTGACCAGACTGAAAGAAGTATGTGATGTTGTTTAAAGATGCTGCTTGCCAATTACTTGCGGTTATGGTTGGTGCTGTACCACCACCACCATAAGTAAGTTCTACAACAGCATTAGACCCATCAAGTTTAAACAACTTGTTGTTACCAGCAAACAATACAGTTAAAGTGCCATCAGCTTGAATTAACTCATGGATGACCTTAACGTCATTAGCGCCTAAATTTCCACTAGACGAATTAACTCTTGAAAAACCTTTGCGTGAACCCATGCGACCATATTGGTCAATGATGCAATTTGTCGCCACCAAAGCAAATCCAGCAGCAAGATCAAGAGGTGAATCTTGCGTATTCAGCCCATAAAGTGCTGGCGCTGAAATGCTAAAGGTTTGTATTTGTTGACTCATATCGCAACAAACTCCTGATTCTCAGGATAGCGAGTGCCTTCCAAGGCAATGTAGTCAGACAACATTCCCTTATATAACTGATATGCCTCAGATGAAGTCAATCCACCATCTTCACCACGCTCTATCAAAGCGCGAGCATAAGCATTCTGAGCCACTAGAGTGTCAGCAACAGAAACAACAGTTGCATCTGATGACAATGTGGCTTGTGGCACTGTCAAGGCAAACTTGATTGTGTAAACACCATCTGGTATTGGGTATAGATTCACCTTGGTGTCGTAACTACCATCAACACCATCAAAAGCAAATTCTGTGGGTATTGAATTGACAAGTGGCGTAAAGTTTAGCTTGCGGTTCATGTCTACAAAGCTGATGTTCGTAAGCCCAATATTGCTTGTAGTATTGATTACATCCATCACTTGAAACTTCTGACCAGCACCTGTCAAAGAATAAGATGGTGTAGATGATGCAGTGGTAACTGTAATCGTTTGACCAAGCACATTCCAAGCAAAAGCGTCTTCAATCTGACGCTTGGCATCATTTACAAACTTCCCAATTAAGGAGGAATAAGATGTTTCGGAAACAGTTGAGACTGCTGTCTCACGCAACCTTATAAGTACATCGTTTACAAGTTCAAGGTAGGTCATGCTCTAGTCAACCCTTCTTCTTCAAATGTTGCTATAAAACTGAAGGTGCTTCCTGCTTCAGTAGTTATTTTTAACTTATCGCCTTCTTCAAAAACAATGTAGGCATTGCCATCAAACTGCAAATACGTTTTTGATGTGAAATTGTATTGAGTCAATATATCAAGGGTTGTACTAGCACTTGCGTCAAACCACTGAACAGTTATATGCTTGGTAGAGCCGCCTGTGTTGTGTATATACATGACGGTAAATTTGGCGTAATAGCCAGTCGGACAGGTATAGACTGTTGTGTCTACTGCCGCTGCGGGACTAACACCAACTGATAATGCTCTCATTTCGCCTTTGCCTTGTTCCTTGCGGATATAGCTTTAGCTTTTGCCTTTGCGTCAGCTTTGGAATTTGCACCCCATGCTTTTAGCGAAAGAAGCAGTCTCGTTGGTTCACCATTCTTGAACTCAGGGCCATCATTGCCACCCATTCGAGCCAAGAAACTTGCTCTGCGAGGGTTGTCCCCCGACTTTACTGGTGCTTTGAGATTGCCACCAGTTTCTGCATTATAAGATGATCTCCCCTTGGCATTCAACCCACCTTTTGGATTTTGCCCAGCTTTTGTTTGCCAAATGGGAGATTTCATCTACTTCACCTTTTTAACCTTCTTTGCAGTCTTTGCAGCTTGTTTAAAGTCAGCAGCAGTAGGTGCGGCTTTAGACCCCACCTTGTTCATCTTTTCACCAGAACCAGCTTTTATCCTAGCTTGTTTTGCGTGGATGTTGGCATAAAGTCCAGGCTTCATTTCTTCTTCTTTCTAGGTTTTGCCATGCCAGCTTCAGACAAGGCAATAGCAATAGCTTGCTTACGGGAAGTCACTTCTGGCCCCTTTTTGGAGCCTGAGTGCAATTTTCCAACGCCAAATTCTGTCATAACCTTGCTAATCTTTTTTTGTGCTTTGGTTTTCATTTGCCACGACTTGATTTCTTCATCATGTTGGTAGCAGTACGCTGACCCTTTTTAGGGAGCATCTTAGGTTTCCCAATAGCCACCATGATGGTGACAGGAACACCTTTCTTCTTTGAAGAAGACTTTGACTCTTTCATTGGCTTGCCGTACATCATGCTTTTTCCTTGGTTATTGGCCCACCAGACTTCCAAGCATCACAGGTGCGGGCCGCTGCACAGGTGAATTGAAACAGATCACAGTATCCCAGATTAGCCGCCTTGACAAAGTTCTCGTCATAGGACAACTCACCCTCGTTTTCATCTTTTTCCAGACCAGATGTGATGCACTCCATCAT